TACCAGTGGCTAGTAATTTATGGACGGCAGGTACGGACGCAAGATTAATTTGTAGTTGGAAAAATGATAGTAGTCTTCAGTATCAACCACCAATGGCAATAGATAATATAACAATAGATATAGAATATAATATTTAATATGGAATTTTTTATAAATCAAAATAGTAATTTACCCCCACTAAAAATGGAATTAATTAATGACGGTAGAAATGACTTTAAAAGGTTTTTTGAAAAAATACAAAATGCAACTATTAAATTTAATATGTATGATGTAGATAATAAAGTTAAAAGAATTGCAAATTCACCTGCAGATATAGAGTTAAAATGTGACTCTTGTGATATAGGAGGAGATGAAAATGAATATTATATAGTATATAAATGGAGAGATAGGGACACTAAAAAAGTGGGAAAATTTAATGGTGAATTTGTTATAGAATTTTTAGATGGTACTGGAAAATTAATCGTACCAATCAGAGACAAATTATTTATTAATGTCTTAGAAGTTTGATAATTACATTTTTTTTCGTATATTTGTAATAAATAATATTATATAATATGCCTGCAACTGTAAAAGAAATTGAAACATACTTAGAAGGGTATGATGATCAGCAATATATTGTAGGGGTTGAATCTTCTTATAAAGAAAATAAAATAAGTCTAATAATTCACGACCCTGAAAACGGAAAACGTATTGAGAAACATAGGTTAAAACCTTTCTTGTGGATGAAGTCTCCTAATATGAGTGTTTTTTATAAAGGTGATAGAAGGAAGATAAAAGAGAAAATGAGAGAGTATAAAGTAAAATTTATACCACTAAACATTAATGACGAAAATAATGAGTTAGTTGAGAGGTTAGAATTAGGTTACAAATTTTTAGTAAGATGTAAGGGCACATATGGAGATTTATTAAAGTTTTTTCAAGAGGGTGGGACACCAGTATATAGTGAAGAACATAGAGATAATTTTTTAGCTATAAACCCCACAGAACAATTTCTAATACAAACAGGTAAAAGATTATTCAAAGGGTTTGAAAATTATGATGATATACATCGTTTATCTTTTGATATTGAGACTACTAGTTTAGACCCTTCAGATGGTAGGATATTCCAAATAGGTATAAAAGATAATAGAGGTTTTCAACACGTATTATCTATAGAAGGTGAAACTAGAAGAGAATTAAGAGAGAGAGAAAGAGAAGCTATTATAACTTTTTTTAAGGTTATTGACCATCTTAAACCAGCAATTATTGCTGGATATAATTCTGAGAATTTTGACTGGCACTATATAGTTAAGAGATCACAATTATTAAGATTAGAAATAGGACAAATTGCTAAAACATTAGGTAAAATTCCTTTTTATAGAAAAAAACAAAGTTTAAAAATGGGTCCTGAGATGGAGTATTATGAACAAACAGTTATGTGGGGTTATAATATAATGGATGTGTATCACGCAGTTAGGAGAGCACAAGCCATTAATTCATCAATTAAACAAGCAAGTCTTAAATATATTACTAAGTATTCTAATGCGGCAAAACCTAATAGGGTTTATATCCCCGGTGATAAAATTAGTAAGGTATGGGAAGATGTGGATAGTAAGTACTGGTTTAGAGAGGATAATGGAGAATGGGGTATAATTAGTGGGGATTTACCAGATAATACTAAACAAGTTACTGGTAAATATATTGTGGAAAGATACTTAATAGATGATTTATGGGAAACTGAAAAAGTAGATAATATATTTAATCAGGCAACATTCCTTTTATCTAAAATTCTACCAACTTCTTTTATGAGGTCTTCGACTATGGGTACTGCAGCAACCTGGAAACTATTAATGTTAGGTTGGTCTTACCATAATGGGTTAGGTGTACCACATACTATGCCGACTAAAGGTTTTACTGGTGGATTATCTCGACTCTTAGAGGTGGGATTTACAGAAAATGTAGTAAAGTTTGACTTTGCATCTCTATATCCATCTATACAATTAACACATAATGTTTTTACAGAGTGTGATGTGACAGGAGCAATGAGAGGTTTATTACAATATAATTATGATTATCGTAACCTTTATAAAGAATTAAAAACTAAACACGCTAAATTAGGGGAAAAAGAAAAATCAGAATATTTTGACAAAAAACAATTACCATTAAAAATATTAAATAATGGTATGTTTGGTTCAATATCTGCCCCACATGTATTTCCTTGGGGTGATACAAATATGGGTGAAAAGATTACTTGTACAGGTAGACAGTACTTAAGACATATGATAAGATTCTTCAATAAAAAGGGGTTTAGACCTTTAGTAGGTGATACTGATGGTTTTAACTTTTCTATACCACAATATGTAGAAGATAACATATATACTTCTAATGGTAATCATAGATTCAATGAGACAGGTAAAACATATAAAGGATTAGATGCGGTTGTTGCAGAATATAACGACAAGTATATGAAAGGTGTGATGGGGTTAGATGTGGATGAAATATGTGAGTCCACTATAAATATCGCTAGAAAAAATTACGCTGATTTAATCGATGGTAAAGTTAAATTAGTGGGTAATACTATTAAATCTAAAAAATTACCTACCTATATTGCAGAATTTATCGATAAGGGTATTCATATGTTATTAAAAGGTAAAGGATATGAATTTGTTACCGAATACTATGATACTATAGAAAAAATTTATAATCAAGAAGTCCCACTTTCTAAAATTGCTAATAAATCAAGGGTTAGAATGTCGATTAAAGATTATGAAAAAAGAGCATTACAATTAAATGTGGCTGGAAACCCATTACCTAAACAAGCACATATGGAGTTAATTAAAAAAGAAGGGTTAACTGTAGATTTAGGGGATACCATTTATTATGTAAATACGGGTACTAGAAAATCACATGGAGATATACAAACTAAAACTGATAAAAAAACTAAAGAAAAAACAGTTAATATTAATTGTCAATATATTTCCCCAGATATTATAGAAAACCATCCCCATACAACGGGTAATTATAATATAGAAAGATATATAGACGCTTTTAACAAAAGGATTAAACCTTTGTTAGTATGTTTTTCATCAGAAGTAAGAGACGACATTATTATTACGTCTCCACTACATAGACAATATTTCACACAAAAACAATTAATATTAACTTCGGGACAACCTATGAAAGAAGGTGATCAAGACACAATAGAAGATTTATTAACTGTAACTGAGGAAGAAAATTTATTTTGGGATTTAATTAATTTATCTCCAACGTATATGTTCGAAGAATATGATATTGTAGATGAAAATTGTTTAGATAACAAACAGTCCGAGAGGTCTATATTGTAAAGATTTATTTAAATTTTCTGCTTCACCCGCTTTTAATTCTAATTGTTTAGCATTACTTAATCTTTCTAATCTAGCATCTAAATCTTCTAACAATTTAGTTTGTTCCTCTTTACCTTCACTTAATAAACTATCATAATCCATAGTTAATTCAGCATCAGGTACTTTTAATGCACCACTAAACTTACCTCTAACTCTACCTAAAGCTTCTTTAAATAATGCAGTTAAGTATCTTCTAATCCAAACCCTTGTTGGTTCATTTAAATCAGAATACATTAACTTAGATAATGGAACATCGTTGGGTAATTTAATAATATCTTTATTTTCATTTAAACACAAATTTAATTCGTCTTCTGACATACCATTTGTATCATAATAATAATACCATACTTTAGTACCTGCCAACCCTACTTGACTACCTACTAAACCACCAGCACTGAAAGATAGTCTACTCCCTGGTATAGGCATTAAATGTAATAACCTTGTACCATTTGGTCCCGCAGTTACTTTATGTGTTAATTCACTCCTTAATAATTTAGATTTAAGACTAAAATCCGCCGCTCTTAACAAAACATCAAATGCTGGTGCAACATAAAATCCACCATTACCTAATCCACCCCCTTGACCCCAGCCTGCGTAAGGTACTTGACCAAAACCACCACCAAAACCGTAATCACCAAAACCAGCGAACGAATAAAGGGCGTGATCAGTACTATTTGGGGTTATCCATAATATCTCATTTATTTCTCTACCTCCCGGTATTTGATAAACTTGTTTTCCTGCTTCAATAGTTACATAATCTTTCTTCATTTCCCAAGGACCTCTATCTTGCAAACCTACTTGTTTAGAATATGCGTATGAAAAGTTACTCTCAAAATCTAATGACCGAGTAGTTAATGCAAATGCAATATCTATTTTACTAGCATCATTACCTAATAAAGATGCCCACTGATTTTCTATTAACCAATCTTGTACTCGTTGTGCATAATCTTCAATAGCAGTTTCTAATAATGAACACATTTGGTCATTATCTAATTCTATTTTTCGGATTGGTGCACCTAATCTATGTTTTATTAATGTGAATAATTCATCTTTTAATTTATCATTTAATGCATTTCCCATAATTCATTGTATTTATTTATAAATATTAAGATATTTATTAAATGATGAAAAGAAACCTAATAAAAAAAATTTTAAGAGAAGAAACTACATACGAAGTAGAAAAAAATCTTTTTCCTTATAGTAAAACAGATATACATACATCTACCGATATTGCGGTAGGTTTGATGCATAAAGCAATGAATCATTTAGCATCTGCACTTAGAGACATAGAATCTGCCATACAATTCGCTTACGAAGCGGATACAAATGATGAGGAACTTATTGAGGGATTAGAAGATATAAGAAAATCTTTATTACATGGTAGTGGTCAAGGTGCCGGTTGGGATGGTACTGAGGAACATGACAACATAATTAACCAATTAGGTGGGTTGATTGATAAATATAGTGATAGTAACGATAACTTTAACCTTAATGGTTCTCATGATCAGAAAGCACCTGAAGGTACTCCTTAATCATAACTACTGCATCATCAATTTTGTTAAAAGATCTTTCTGGGAGAAAGGCTTTTTTACCTATAACAATTGCAGGTAAATAATCACTCTCTACTTTTTTTGAGAAGGATTCATATAAAACTTCATTTTTTGATTCATCTACATCTATTTCTTTAAATGTTATATTGGATTCCTTAAGTTGGGATTTTAAATTATCACAATGAGGACATCCTTTCATACTAAATATTATTGGTGTTACTTTCATTTTTCTATTTTTTTTAAAAATTCTATTATTATATCTTCTTCACCCATTATTGTTCCAATTATTTTCTTTTTTTCATTTAGAATATCCCATACTAATGTATCTATGGTATCGTCTATTAACATATAATAAATATTAACAGTTTTGTTTTGCCCAATTCTATATGCTCTATCTTCCGCTTGTTCGTGAGTCCCTGGAACCCAATCCAAAGAATTCATAATTACTATTTCTGCAGCAGTTAAAGTTAATCCTACCCCAGCAGCCTTTATTTGTCCAACAAAAACTTTACAGTTATCATCTTCTTGAAATCTATCCACCGCCAACTGTTTTTGGTTTTCTGACATCCCACCTCTTATACATACACATTTATCCCCAAAGTGTCTTATAAATGCATCCATCTCCTCATTAAAATTACAAAATATTATACTTTTTTTATCTAATTCTAATGCTTCTTCTACTTTTTCTATACTATAGGGAACAGTTTCCATCGCAATAAATGTTCTTAACAAGGTTGCTTCCACCAAATCTCTTGCTGGGTTACCCTTTTTCCCATCTATTTTCCTTTGTGATAAATATTCTTCCCACACATTTTTATAACCATCCACATTTTGTAATTCTAAATAAACTGGGGTTATAAGTTTATCAGGTAAATCTAATACTTCTCCTTTTTTACGTCTTAAAATAGTTCTTTTAGTTTTTTGTGCTAATTCTTCTAAATTAGACGCACCTTTTGTAACCCATACAAACCTACCCCCTTTTTTAAATCTTACGCCTTCACAATAAGTTCTTGCGTAATGAACCCAATTATTTGCTACCCCACACTCTATTATAGATAATAAATTATAATAATCCATAGGTCTATTAGCAATAGGTGTTCCGGTTAATAACCAACATCTTTCAGGGGAGAATCTTTTTGAAATATCTTTTAAAATTTTACCCCTTATACTTTTATGGTTTTTAACAAAGTGTGCTTCATCTAAAATAATTAAATCAGGATTAAACTCAACTATTTCTCTTCTTAGTTCCCATTCTTCATACTTTTTACCTCTTTCTTCTATTGTATGGAAATTTTTTAATATATCGTAATTTATAATAGTAAATCTATTGGGATCCCAATGTTTACCTTTTATTATTGAAACGTCTTCACAAAAATTTTGTATTTCTCTCATCCAATTAATCTTCAAAGATGCAGGACAAACTATTAAAACTCTTTCTGCATCACATTCTAATGCTGCAACAATAGATTGATAGGTTTTACCCAATCCCATATCATCAGCTAAGATACATTTTTTATTTTTTAATAAGAATTCTATACCTTCTTCTTGATGTTTAAACGCACTCCAACCTCTTTTATCTAAATTAATATATTTTTTAAAATCTACTTCTATATCAATTTCTTTATAGTGAATATCCTCAATAAGTTGAGTTTTAGGTATCCAAATCAATTTAACCTCTTTCTGATTTTTATAAAATTTACAGATTGCATGTATGGCTTTATCGCTTTCAGCTAAGATAGTTTCTACTAATATTTTTGAAATGGGGACTTTTAATTTATATTCTTCTTGAATTTTACTTGAATAATACTCTGTTAATTCAACAACCTTATTAATTGTTTTAGGTACATAATTAAAATAATTTGTAATATATTTTGTTTGACTATTAGTGAGAAAATAAGATTTTTCTGTTTGGTATTTTTTCTTTATATAATTAATATATGGATTTTTACCATCATACGTCACTAATAGTTCTTCTATTTTTAATCCTTTAATGTCTTTTATGTCTAACATATTTCTAATTATAATCATTTTTTTGCAAAGTATAAATATTTATAGAGAAAAGATACATGAAATATAACAGAAAAGTCCCAATTACGAGAGTAAATAAGTTTTTTTCACAAGAAGATTTTAATTTAGAGGTAAATTTTGGTAGAGAATGGCTTGAAGGGGACATTAATATAAAAGTAGTTCTTTTTCAAGTTGATCAAGGTAAGTCATTAACTGATGATATATATGGAGAATCAGCGCCTAATGAAATAAGATTTAAAACTCCGGTGGAAATAACTGTTAATTTCCAAATGGAATCACCCAAAAATGAGGCGTGGAATCCTAATGGTAGTTTAAGACATTTAGAACACGGTAATCTAATTTTGGGGGTTTATCAATCACATTTAGAGGAATTAGGTGTGGAAATAAACTACGGTGATTACATAGGTTATCCAGAAACTGAAGATAAAACAACTTACTGGACAGTATCTAATAATGGTATAATAACTTCAGACAACTCACATACAATAGTAGGTTACAAAGGTTTTTACAGAACTGTGACATGTGTACCAACACCTGAAGATGAATTTAAAGGTATTTAATATAAATGGGACTTCCTAAAAATTATAGAAAAAATTTAAAGTTTACGCCTACACCGGAAGGTTTTGAAGCTCGACAAGGAATATTAAATGATATTGCAAATCCGGGAACGTATCTTCCTAAAGGTATTTTACATGAAGATATGGATAGAGAATTCGTACAATATGTTGAAGATGACATCAGTTTAGTGTTAAACGGAGAAAAAGTACCAGTTGTTTTCCTAAGTATACAAAGATGGGCTGAATTTGCTAAAACTTGGCAGTTTTCGGATGAATACAAAAACATTACAATGCCTTTTATTACTATAATAAGAAAACCAGATGCACAAACTGGTACTAATTATGCGGGAACTTTTAACGTACCAGGTAAACCTACATTTACCTATATGAAAATACCAACATGGGACGGTAATATAAAAAGTTTTGACATTTATAAAATACCACAACCAGTATCTGTAGATTTAAATTACGAAGTTAGATTATTCTGTACCAGAATGAGAGATTTAAATGTACTAAATAGATTAATGTTAGGTTCATTTTCTGCAGGTGAAAAATATATTAGAGTAAATGGGCATCCAATACCTCTTATGATGGATAGTATTGGTGATGAGAGTTCTATTACAAATTTAGATGAAAAAAGGTATTATGTACAATTATTTAGTATTAAAATGTTAGGATATCTATTAGACCCTAAACAATTTGAGGTTACACCTGCAATAAGTAGAGCAATTAATTTCTTTGAGGTTAGTGAAAACGTACATTATGCAGTATATCAGGTTAAACCTAGAGAAGAAGATACCACAATTGAAATAAACATACAATATGCACCAGGCATTAATGTTTTCCAGTTAGTGGTTGAAAATGATGCAATATATGATAATATTTCTCAACAAAATATTAGTTCTTATACTATAACTGTAGATGGAGTTGTAAAAACAGTACCCTTTGAAGTATCGTATGGGCAAACATTAGAAATAAATATAACAAAATTAGATGTGACAAATGGTGCATATCTTACATTAATGGGTAATACAAAATGAAAAGGATAATAAGAAATTATGTTGTTAGAGATCCTAAACCTATAATGGATTCTATATTACGAGGAATTAGTAAGTATGAAACAATAACTTTTAAACCTTCTGTTGAGGGTCAAGTTATATTTGAAGAAATAATTGACGTTACCATAACCGATATAGAAAAAACGGAACTCTATGTAAATGGTATTAGATACCACATAGGGAAGGATTACCAAATACAAGACAATAAATTAATGTGGGTGGGTAGTTTTGATTTAGAAACTTCTTATGATTTAGTTTTTATTAACCGTTAAGTATTTCCCCATACAAATCTTTTTTTGGTACACATTTTTCTTTAATTATTTTTTCTACAAATGCAAACATTTTTAACCCATTTTCTTCACAATAAGTTTTTAATAATAAATGAGTTTTAGGTGTTATTTTTAGATTTTTTGTCCTTTTCATAGTTGTTTTTTATATAAGTATGATAAAAGTATGAAAAATATCATACTAAATATCTTAATATTGAAATAATTCACTTACTTTCAAAAATAATTGCATATTTATAATAAAAAGAAAATAATAAAAAGATTAAAATAAAAAATTAAATGGCGTCAACAAATAGAATTTTCGTTAGTCCTGGTGTTTTCACCTCAGAAAAGGATTTAACATTCGTAACAAGACAAGTAGGGGTAACCACTTTAGGGTTACTTGGGGAAACACCTAAAGGTCCTGCATTTGAACCGGTATTCATCTCTAATTATGATGAATTTACTTCTTATTTTGGTGGTTTAGATCCTGCAAAGTACAAAGGTAACGGATACCCAAAATTTGAACTTAATTATATTGCAAGATCGTTTTTAACACAGACTAACCAACTTTATGTAAGTAGGGTATTAGGTTTATCTGGTTATAAAGCAGGAAATGCATGGAGTATTACTTTAGATGCATCAGCTGACCCTTCAACTGCCGCATCAGCATCTACATCAACTTTTACTATGACATATAGTGCTAGTACAGGTGGTTCACCATTAACAGTAGACTTTGATAGTGTAATATTACAAGAATTATATGATGAAGGTGAAATTAGTAGTAGTTTTAGTGATTTAGGTTTAAAAGATACTGGGGACACAATATCTATTACTACACCAGAATACATAAAGATAGGTAATACATTCTCAGGTGCAACATTTGACTTAACTATAACAGGTAGTGGGTCTGGGAGTACTAGTTCTTTTGTAACTGGTAGTACATCAGGTACTGTAGTAACTTACACCGCCACTTCATACGGAATTGATGGTAGTGTAGTTGCAACTTTAAGATCTAGAGGTAATTATGCTGGAGATCAAATATTAGATTACACCGTATCAGGTATAACCGATACAAGTATGACAAATACTTCCGCTATTGTAACTGATCCATTTGGTAACTTTACCATAACTGGCACTACAATTAGTGGTAATGATTTTGATTATAATGTTTCTTTAGATAGAACTAAAAAGAATTATTTACCTAATGTATTTGGGGTTAAAGCACAAGATAAAGAGACGGAACTTTTCGTAGAGGAATTATTCATTAACAGTTTAGATGATTTAAATACTGCAGGAAAAGTTAGAGGATTAGATATCACATTCCTTAGAATTAGTGGGGATTCAACTAATAACTTAAGTGATTATGAAGAAAAGTATCAATCAGCCGCTTCACCATATGTTTTATCAGAATTAAGAGGTAATAAATTACAAAGATTATTTAGATTTATTACGATTTCTGATGGGGATGCAGCAAACAGAGATATTAAATTCTCAATTATTAATATTAAACCAGATGATAAAACATTTGATTTGATAGTTAGAAGATATAATGATACGGACGCTAATTTAAGTGTTATTGAGAAATTTTCTAAATTATCATTAGACCCATCAGATAATGGATTTATTGGTAGAAAAATTGGTACTTCAGATGGCGAGTTTCCATTAAGAAGTAACTACATAATGGTAGATATGGCGACAGATTATCCAACTAACGGTATACCTGCAGGTTTTGAAGGTGTACAAGTTAGAGATTACATTGGTGATAGAACGGCATTAGCACCACAAATAGAATATGGTACAGAGTATCCATCACTAAATAATTCACAATTAAGAAGATATTATTTAGGTCTTAACACTACTATTGGTGTGGATCAAGATTTCTTCGATTATAAAGGTTTGGATGCCGTTACCGGTTTAGCTTATACAGGTAAATCTGATGGTTTTCACTTAGACGTAAATGCTGAAGGAGCGGAAATATCCGCAGGTGACAATAGTTATTTCCCAACATTACAAGTAGGGGTTTCTGCATTTACTACTGAAGCTTCACTAGTAGGTGGACCATATGAAAAAGTAAGTGCTAGAAAATTCACATTTGCACCTTATGGTGGTTATGATGGGTGGGATGTTTATCGTTTAGATAGAACAAATACTGATTCATACACTAAAAATGGAAGTAAAGGTAGTGAAGGATTAACTAATGGTACGTTTACTACTTATACAACATCAGAAGGTGATGACGGTATTACTTCTGACTACTACGCATACTTAGAAGGTATTTACACTTATAATAATCCTGAAGCAGTTAACATCAATGTATTTGCAACACCAGGATTAGATTTAAGAGATCAACCTTCATTAATTGATTCAGCAGTCGATATGGTTGAAAATGATAGAGCAGATTCATTGTACGTAATTACTACTCCTGATACGGATAGTGATGGTGAAACTGTTTTAACACCAGATGAAGCAACCGGAATTTTGGATGACTCAGGAGTAGATAGTAACTATTCCGCTACTTACTTCCCTTGGTTACAAATGAATGATACAGAAAACAATCAATATATTTGGTTACCACCAACATTAGAGGTTGTTAGAAACATCGCATTAACCGATAACGTTGCTTTCCCTTGGTTCGCAGCAGCCGGTTTAAACAGAGGTACAACAAACGCAATTAAAGCGAGAGCAAAATTAACCTTAGATCAAAGAGATGATTTATATGAAGGAAGAATTAATCCAATGGCAACATTCTCAGATGTAGGTGTTGTAATATGGGGTAACAAAACCTTACAAGAAAAAGAAACGGCACTTAACAGAATTAATGTTAGAAGGTTGTTATTACAAGCTAGAAAACTTATTTCAGCAGTTTCTATTAGATTATTATTCGAACAAAATGATGATGTTGTAAGAAATCAATTCCTTTCATTGGTTAACCCAATATTAGATAATATTAGAAAAGAGAGAGGTTTAACTGACTTTAGAGTTGTATTAGATGATACACCAGAATCTATTGATAGAAATGAATTAAATGGTAGAATATTCATTAAACCAACAAGATCTTTAGAATACATTAGTATAGAGTTTAATATTACTAATACTGGAGCATCTTTCGATGATATTTAAAATCATTATAACATAATATTAAGGTGGGATTATTCCCACCTTTTTTTTACCTATGAAAATAAAATTAAGTCAATATCAAAAAAGTCTACTTTTGGAATTTAAAAAACGAGCATATTCATTTGATTGGGATGACAATATTTTATTTATGCCAACAAAAATTCATTTAGAAAAAAAAGTAGGTACAGAATGGATACCTGTTTTAGTTGGTACTGAAGAATTTAGAGAAATTAGAAATAAAATAGGTAAAGATTATAGATATGGGAAAAATGATTTGTATTTTGCATTTAAAGATTTTAGAGAATATGATGCATTTCTAAGGGACACTAAAGAAGCATTAAGAAAAAAATCTTTTGGTCCTAGTTTTGAAAAATTTAAAGAAGCCTTATTATATGGAAATGATTTTTCCATTATCACTGCTAGGGGTAACCCTCCACAATCAATCAAAGACGGTATAAAATTAATTATTGATACCTTATTCACTAATGAAGAAAAAGAAATGATGGAATCCAATCTTTATGGTACTTCTATTGAACAATATTTAAACCTACAAGATTACTATCCTGTGACTTCTGAGGCGTTTATTGATGAATTTGATACCGATATAGGCGTAAAGAGTCCAGAAGTCGGTAAAATGATTGCATTGAAGACATTTGTGGAGAGAGTGGTAAGTGCAGTAAAAGAAATGAAAGATAATCCTGAATATACTGGTATGAGTATAGGTTTTAGTGATGATGATTTGGGGAATATTGAGAGTGCAGAAAAGTATATAGAGGAGGAGTTAAAAAAATTATATCCCGAAGTTAAGTTTTTAGTATATGACACTTCCAACCCTAAAAACCCAAAAAAGAAAAGGATAATAATTAAAAAATAGAATTTTATTTAAATACTAAATATTTATTAATAAATACTAAAATGAAAAAGAATATAAATAACGAAATCGAAAGAATGAAATCATTGTTTAATGAGGAGAGACTTTACGGAAATATTGAAGATGGAAAAGAAAATTTAGACGAAGGTTTAAAATCAACATTTAAAGGTATTGGTGGTATGTTTAGAGGGACTGGTTACAGTTATACTAAATATGCATATGAATTATCTGGGGCACTAAAAGAACTTAATGAAGAATTGGAAGAAACAATTAGAGAAGTTAATAAGATAATAGACAAATCTAATAAATCTAAAATGAGTAACGCCGCATATGATAGATTAACGGTTCATGTAGGAGATGCGATAGATACTTATAAAATGGCTATAGATACTAATCAGATTATTATAGATGATTTAGATTTTTCTGTTAGTTCTAATAGGGGTGATGAAAGATCAGAGGATAACCCAGAATCCCAATTAGAAAGATAATAAAAAACATTAAAGATTTATATTTTTTTAAATTTTAGATATTTATTAATAAAGAATAAAAAACAACAATAAAAAAAAGAAATTATGGCAGATTTATTAATGAGAATGCCGGTTCCTTATGAACCATTAAGAAAGAATAGATGGATTCTTAGATTTCCTGATGATTTAGGTATTCAAGAATGGTGGATTTCTACTGCAAGTAGACCTAAATACACTAGTGATGAAGTATCAATACCATTTTTAAATACTGAGACGTATGTTATCGGTAGATTTAAATGGGAAACAATCTCTGTTACATTTAGAGATCCTATTGGTCCTTCTGCTACACAAGCATTAATGGAATGGGTAAGATTACACTCTGAATCTGTAACTGGTAGACAAGGATATGCGGCAGGTTACAAAAAGAATGTAGAATTAGAAATGTTAGACCCTACAGGTGTTGTAGTACAAAAATGGATTTTAGAAGGAACTCAATTAAATGACGCGGACTTTGG